TTATCATGGATCTGTATCTGGCGTTAAAACTGACACCGGCTGGGTGATGATTCACGGCGATCATGATGTGGGAATCTTTGGTGGCCACGATTATGCGTTGCTTGGCGATATTCACAAGACAAATCAGATTCTTGATACTGAAGGCCGCGTGAGATATGCCGGCTCAACTGTTCAGCAGAATCATGGCGAGACAAATGATAAAGGATTTCTGATTTGGGAAATTGAAGACAAAGATGAGTTTCGCGTGAGTCATCATGTTTTGCTCAACCCTAGGCCGTTCGTAACAATCGAACTCACACCAAAGGGGCGTATACCCAGGAAGACAAGCGTTCCCGCCGACGCGCGACTGCGCCTTGTTAGTAATAATAATTTATCGCTAGACGCGATGCGCAAAGCAGTCGATGTTGCAAAGCATCGGTTTAAGCCAGAGAGCATTACGTTCTTAAATCGTGCTGCCGGCGCGCGCGGAACCGTTGAAATTGGAAAGACCTTCAAGGTTGAAAACCTACGAGATAAAGGAGTTCAGCAGGATCTTATAAGAGAATATCTTACAGATTACACACCATCTGAGGAGATGCTAGAACGAGTGTTTGATCTTAACCGGAAGTATAACTCACAGATTGAAGAGACTGAAGAAGTCGCCCGCAACATTAATTGGAGCCTTAACAGATTTGAGTGGGATAACTTGTTTAATTATGGCGCCGATAATAGCGTTGATTTCTCTAAACTAAATGGAATCATCGGCATTTTTGGAAAGAATTTTTCAGGAAAGTCTAGTATTATCGACGGCTTACTTTATACAATGTTTAACACCACATCAAAGAATGAGCGTAAGAATTATAACATTATTAACCAGCATACAAAAGATTGCCGCGGCTTAGCTGAATTACAAATTGGTGATAAAATATATTCTATTGAACGAACTTCCGAAAAGTATGTAAAGAAACTAAAAGGTGTTGTTACTAATGAGGCGAAGACAAATCTGGAATTTTCAGGCCTCGATCCCGATGTGGGGGAACCAACAAGTCTTAATGGTCTAAGCCGTATTGAGACAGATGCTCAAATTCGGAAGCGTTTCGGAACAGTTGAGGACTTCCTGCTTACTTCAATGTCGAGCCAACTCGATAATTTGTCGTTCATTAAAGAGGGCTCGACGCGCAGGAAAGAAATTCTCGCTAAGTTCTTGGATTTAGAGATCTTTGAAAGAAAATTTAAGTTGGCCCAGGAAGATTCAGCAGACCTTAAAGCCCTCCATCGTCGCCTCGCGGACATTAACTATGATAATAATATAGCAATTGCTGAACTTCAGAGGGATGAAGCACAAATAGCTTTGGATAAAGAAGTTGTTACTTGTGACGAACTGAGGCAAGACTTATCTAATGCGAAATTAGAGTACATTTCTTTGACAGAGCAAATTGATTCTATTCCCGCAGAGCGTCTTGATATTAAAGCTTTGCTTGAGACACGAACGTCGCTTGAAACCAAAATTGACAATACTGACATTAACATAGTTGAACTCAAAAGTGAGAATTCCGATTATGACAGAAAGCTTAAAGAGTATGACGACTTTCTTACTACCATTGATATTGAAGAAATATTAGAACAGAAAAAAGAATTTGATGAATTCAAAAAGAGTTACGAAGATACAGTTACGCGAGCAAGATTGTTAGATAATGAATATAAGACAATGAGTAAAAAGATTTCATTATTGGATGAAGTGCCATGTGGTACTGCATTTCCTATGTGTCAATTCATACGTGATGCTCATTTAGCCACTGTAGAAATTCCATCACTTGAGGTGGATATAATCGATAAAATAGAAGAAGCAAAAACTTATAAGACGAAAGTGGTTTCTGTCAATTCAACTGAACTTATAGAACTAATCGATAAGTATAATGGAATTATAATACAGAAGAATAATTTTGAAATCGAGAAGCGCGATAATAGGGTTTCTATTGAAAAGTTATATGCAAAAGTTAAAAACTATAAAAATGATCTTTCTGTTACAAATAAAAAAATTGATTTATACGAAGAGAAAAGAGAACTAATAAAGAACATCGAGAAATTACTCTCCGAACGTTCCGGCGTCGAAGAGAATATTAAAGTGGTCAAAGATTCTATAGTAACCTGCGAAGATCATATAAATCAGCATCATCGCAATATTGGTTCTCTTGAGCAGAAGGTTGAGTCTTTGCAAGAAAAGAAAATCGAGCTTTCGAATATTCGCGAAGAGTATGCTGCTTACGATTTGTTTATGCGCTGTGCGCACTCTAATGGAATTGCTTATGATATTATTAAGAAGCGGCTCCCCGTCATTAATGAAGAGATTGCCAAGATTATTTCTAATATTGTTGATTTCGAGGTTTTCTTTCAAGAGGATGGTCGCAAATTAGATATTCTTATTAAGCACCCCAAGCACGAGCCTCGCCCAATTGAAATGGGTTCCGGAGCAGAAAAAACAATTGCTGCCATGGGAATTCGTCTGGCTCTTCTTAACGTTTCAAATCTTCCAAAGGGAAACATTTTTATTCTTGATGAGCCTGGAACTGCTTTGGATGCCGAAAACATGGAAGGTTTTATACGAATCCTTCAATTAATTAAAATGTATTTTAAGACGGTCATTCTTGTTTCACATGTCGACTCTTTAAAAGACATAGTAGATATGGAAATTACAATTGACAAAACCAACGGATACGCGCGCGTAAACCAGTAAAGTTTAGACATACTTCTTATTTGGCCCTAATTATAAAGAAGGAGTCGAATAAAATGAAACACTTACTAGATAAGGGCTTAAACAAAATTATTTCTCGCAAGCTACTGGCTTGGGTGACGGCGTGTTTATTATTGGGATTCGCCGATTTGGCGTCAGAAGACTGGACAATGATCACGGTTGTCTATATTGGAACCCAAGGAGTGGTTGATATGGTGGCACGTCTAAAGGGGGTTGACTGATGAAATGGCTAGCTTTTAAAGCTTTTATAAAGAAAGCTTGGCTTAAGGCGAAAAAGTTTTGGTGGCTAATTGTTCTTGGGCTTTTGTTTGTGGTGGGGGCCCTCATCGGCGCATTAACCCGTAATGCGGCCTTTCTTACAAGTATCGTGGGGCTGATGGCATCAAAAGATCAGGCACACGACGCAGAGATGGAAACTATAGAACGGATCCACGCCGCCGAAGCCGAAGAGAAAAATAAAAGATTAGCAGAACACCAAAAAAGAATGGCTGAGTTAGAAAAAGAGTTTGCCGACCGCGGCCAAGAGCTAGATAGTAAGAAGATAAGCGAGCTTAAAAAATTAGTAGATGAGAGTTATAATGATCCCGAGAAACTATCAAGAGAGATAGCGGCAGCGTTTGGACTGAAACATGGTTAAAAAGATATTATCACTTTATTTGATTGCGTTTTTGGTTTGCCCAGGATTAGCAATTGCAGATGACGAATTGGAAGAACAACCTCGTACTGAAGAGGCTTATGAGATAACCACGATTAAGACCGGCGAGCCTGCTCCGTTTGACGGCATTCTTATGACTTATGAAGCTGCAGCTAAAATAGCGGTTGATAAAAAGTTTGAAGATGCTGAATGCGATTTACGAATTAGCTATGAACTACATCTCCAGTCTGAAAGATTTCAGTTGCAACTAGATTTTAAAGACATTGAAATTCATTCTTGGAAAGATAAATATGAATCAATGATGATTCTTAAAGTTGCTGAAAACGAAAGATTACAAGAACTTGTACTTAAGCAAAAACCAGGCACGGAGCCGTTTATGGTTGCTTTGGGATTTGGTATTGGAACCCTTACCTCTCTGGGGATATTCGCTATATCGACGGAGATCGTAAAGAGTGAGTGATGTTATTTATCAATCTAAGGGCGCCCTCCTTGGTTTTTTAGAAGAAAATTATTCGGGCCCCGGGGCAGTTCTGGGGTATAGTGCTTATGATCCAGGTAGCAATGAATCTTATAACACAACGGGCACATCTTTTGCTTATGTAGTAGATTCTCGATCCGAGAGGGCAAGTATAACTTTTGTCGCTCCCTCCTCTGGGAAAGCTGAAGTTACGGTAAGTGTGTGGGTGGAACAGGTAGCGACAATTAACCCGGCTTATTATTTAAAGTTAGCGTTGTCGGATCATAGTTCCTCCTGGATCTCTTATACTGGTACAGAAAAGTATGCCTTTTTAGGTACCGAGCATACTGCAGTTCCAGGACAGGGATACACAACAATGAGGTGGGTTATAACTGGTTCTGCTGCCGGCACCCCGCTGACACTTTATTTAGGTGCCGCCGAGGTCAACGCGAGTTCCAATTATACTTTGCGTTGGGGGGGACTGGGTGAATACCCGGCTTTGGTTATAAAAGCCACCGCATTACCTGAGAGTATTACAACCGAGTTGCCTCCTGCATAATATGTCCGACAAAGATCCTAACTATATCCCCAAACTAGAAAAGGCCATCGCGCAGAAGTATGGCGAAGAAGCAATTAACAATCCTCGACGTTTTTGGGACGAGGATAAAGAGAAAGATTACATTGCTCAATCTCAGGAAGAGCAGCGCAAGTTTGCGAAACTAGCTGAAACCCAAGACAAAGTAGAACAAGATGGATTTTTAATAAACAAAAAACTACTTACTAGAGACCATAATAGGACGTGTCCTGTTTGTTCTATTTATTCTTTTCATCCCCGTGATGATTTGTATATGAATAAGTTTGAAGCTTGCTTCGCGTGCTATATACAATATATCGACGGGAGAGAAGAGCGGTGGGCAACCGGTTGGAGACCGAATAAGGAAAATTAAAATGGCAACAGTATACGAAATCATTCAGGGAATTGGGCAGGCGGCTGCGAACGCGTATGACGGAGCGCATGAGGATTCGTTGGCAGCGGACGGCAAAGCGAGAAAGGCTGGTTTGTCGCGAGAAGACGGCCACTATATCAATGATCGACGAGTCATGGACGGCTTTAAGGTTACTTTTCATGGCCCCCTCCTCAGAGTCAAGTATCAGGCCGAGGTGCGCATTAAAGACGTGAAGGATTCTGGATTTGAAAATGACATTGCTAAGCACCTCCAGGACATCGTAAAGTTTTTGAAGAAAGAATATAAAGCCATTACCGGGAATAGTGTTACTTTAACTAAAGAAGGCGACCATCACATTTTAGTGCAGCGAATGTCTAACTATCGTACCGACTGTCAAGCACATTGCGATTATCGTATCGGCGGTCTTGGTCATTCTGTCGAGGATGTTTCTGGTGAGTCTGAGAAAGATCGTCTTGATAAGGCCGTAAAGGAGTGGCTTGCTCAGGGACCCAAGAACAAGCGTCCTCCAAATGATACGCGTAAGGGTAAGTAGCAAATGTTATGGGCAATGCTCTCACTAAGCAAGAGATATTAAAAGAGATCGTTAAGGCTGGGAAAGATCCGGTCTACTTTACTACCAATTATTGTCGCATCTCCCATCCGCAAAGGGGATTGATTCCTTTTAAAGCGTATGATTATCAGGAAGAGCTGCTTAGATATTTTAGCGATTATCGTTTTAATATAATTCTTAAAGCTCGACAGCTTGGTATCTCCACCATTACCGCCGCCTATGTTGCGTGGCTAATGTTGTTTCATCGAGATAAAAATATTTTAGTTGTTGCGACCAAGCTTCAAACTGCTACCAATCTTGTAAAAAAAGTTAAAGCAATTATCAAACACCTTCCAGACTGGATGAGGATATCAGAAATTGTTGTTGATAATAGAACTTCATTTGAGCTCTCAAATGGATCTCAGATTAAAGGCTCGTCAACTTCCTCAGACGCCGGCCGCTCCGAAGCACTCTCACTGCTCGTTGTTGATGAGGCTGCGCATGTCGAGAAACTGTCTGAATTATGGACTGCTCTTTATCCTACCTTGTCGACGGGAGGTCGCTGCATCGCACTTTCTACCCCAAACGGAGTAGGAAACTGGTTTCACCAAAACTGCGTCGAAGCTGAAGCAGGAACAAACGCGTTTCATATGACCACCTTGTTGTGGGATGTTCATCCCGACAGAGACAAAAAATGGTTTGATAAAGAAACCAAGAATATGTCTAAACGTCAAATTGCACAAGAGCTGGAATGTAACTTTAATGTATCCGGCGAGACTGTAATTCACCCTGATGACATACAGTGGTATCTGGAAAGGACTGTGGCGCCCGTATATCGAACCGGGTTTGACAGAAATTATTGGATATGGAAAAAGTATGACGCCGAGAAGGCCCACCTGATTGTTGCCGATGTTGCAAGAGGTGACGGTAAGGACAATAGTGCTTTTCATATATTTGAATTAGAAACCATGGAAGTGGTGGGAGAGTATATTGGTAAACCCACCCCAGATGATTTTGCGGATATTTTATATACTGTTGCCGGTGAGTACGGAAATCCAATGTTGGTTATAGAAAATAACAACATAGGATATGCAGTACTTAAAAAATTGCTTGATAAGGGGTATCATAATTTGTATCACTCAGCTAAGGGAGATCACCACTACGTCGATCCAGTTGCCGCCCAATGGCAATCAAATGTGATTCCTGGGTTTACAACATCTTCAAAAACGAGGCCGCTTATCGTTGCGAAGATGGAAGAGTTTATGAGAAACAAACTAATTAAAATTAACTCAAATCGCTTACTTTCTGAAATGAAAACGTTTATTTGGCATTCCGGGAGACCACAGGCGATGAGAAGCTACAACGATGATTTGGTGATGTCGTTTGCCATAGGATGCTGGGTGAGAGATACAGTGATTGTAGAAAATCAAAAGAATATAGAATATAGCAAACAATTTCTGTCTTCTATTTCTACTTCTAAAACACAGATTTCAACGACGATACCTGGAATGAGAGACCACAAAGTGACAAAAGAAAATCAAAGATCAGCCGAAGCAATAAGTTTTAATGAGCAATATATTGGTTTAATAAAGGGATAGAAAAATGGCTAAAAACGAAAAGAATCCAAGAAACCCAGCGAACCCTTTATTTAAGAGGCTAACACGCATTTTATCTGGGCCTATCGTAAATTATAGGACTCAGCTCGCGCGCCAGGATCGCCGCAATAACCTAGACAAATATCGCTATCGTTTCCGTTCGATGAGCGGACAAGAGTTCAAGCGCGCCGACAACAATATGTCGCAGAATTACAACATGCTTACTTCGGCGGCTTTTCGCAATCAAAACCGTGCCGAACGATATGTTGATTTTGAGCAGATGGAATACATGCCGGAACTTGCATCAGCCTTAGACATCTATGCCGATGAGATGACTACCTCGGACGAATTTGATAAACTACTGAATATTTCTTGTATGAATTTAGAAATTAAAACCATTCTTAATTCATTATTTTATGATGTTCTTAATATTGAATTCAATGCTTTCGGGTGGGCGCGTTCAATGTGTAAGTATGGAGACTTTTTTCTTTATTTAGATGTTGATGAAAAGATGGGGGTGACGTCTATTGTGGGTCTTCCCAACTCAGAGGTAGAGAGACTTGAGGGCCAAGATCCCACAAATCCTAATTATGTTCAATATCAGTGGAATGGCGGAGGTCTCACTTTTGAGAATTGGCAAGTTGCCCATTTTCGTATTCTTGGCAACGATCGACACGCTCCGTATGGTACCTCCGTATTTGATCCTGCTCGCCGTATTTGGAGGCAGTTGGTTTTGCTGGAGGATGCAATGATCGCCTATCGTGTCGTCCGCGCCCCTGAACGACGAATATTCAAGATTGATGTGGGAAATATTCCTCCTCAAGATGTTGCTCAATATATGGAGAAGGTTAAGTCCGAAATGAAGAGAAACTCGTTGGTAGATGCGAGCACTGGTCGCGTTGATCTGCGCTATAATCCCTTGTCTCTAGAAGAAGACTACTTTATTCCAATGCGCGGTGGAATAGGATCTGATATTACTTCGCTCCCGGGCGCAAAATCTTTAGATGATATCGAAGATGTTAAATATATGAGGGATAAGCTGTTCTCCGCCATTAAAATCCCTCAGTCGTATCTTACAAACCTTGAGGGAGATAGCGAAGATAAAACAACTCTCGCACAAAAGGATATTCGATTTGCGCGGACGATTCAACGACTGCAACGCTCTATAGTGTCTGAGATGGAAAAGATCGCAGTGGTCCATCTTTACACTTTGGGATTTCGTGGCGATGATTTAATTAACTTTAAGTTGTCTCTTAACAATCCTTCTCGTCTTGCAGAACTTCAGCAGCTGGAATATCTCCGTACTAAATTTGATACCGCCAATGCTGTTCCCGAAGGCACGTATAGCAAACACTGGATTGCACAGCACATTCTAGGTCTTGCTGATGATGAGTTCCTACGCAACCAGCGCGAATCTTTTTATGATCGAAAGTATCAGCAGGCACTTGAAGCGGTTGTTGAAGAAGGCGCCGCGGATGAGCTTGGGGGTGACTTGGGTGGAGACCTGGGTGGCGACTTAGGAGGAGATCTTGAGGGAGACCTGGGTGGAGACCTGGGTGGAGACCTGGGTGGAGACTTAGGAGGAGAGCCGCCCGCAGGGGAAGAGTCGGCGCTTCTTACAGCACCGGGTCGCCGCGACGACTTGCATGAGGACGACGAGGTGCATCACTACAAGAAAGGCAGAACTTATAAGACAGTCGCCGCAGATGGCCGCAGGGGTTCTGGACCAACGCGTCGCCATCTTCGTAGTATGGCCGCCCCCGAAACTGTTACATATAGCAGTCCCGTACGATCTCGCACAGGTGCCTCCGCTGGCGTTGTTCGAACAGCAGATTTAGGATTGGGAAAAACAGACTTCAAGTCGTTGATAGGTCTAGAAGAACAAAATGAATCTATTTATAACAAAAGTGAAACACGAATGATTGAAAATACTATGAAAGTTCGCAGACTTGTGGAGCAGTTAGAGAACAAAGAGGCCGACAACGATGAAACACAATAAGAAACGCAATACAGCTTTTATTTATGAGATTCTTATAAAAGAGTTTACAAAGTCTATTATAGAAAAAGATACTCAGAAAAAAAACAAAGTTGTTGTAATCTTAAAAGAGTTTTTTACCAAAGGTCAAATTCTCGCGCAAGAACTTAATTTGTATAGTGTTTTACTTGAAACAAAAAACACTCAACCAAAAGTTGCCGAAAGGTTACTGCAAGAAACAAAGGCGGTTCACTCTCGTCTAGATGAAAATACAATCTTTGATGCCCAGTCGCGTATTATCGCCGCCATTAATAAAGGCTTGGGAAAAGATATTTGGGGCAATTTTGTTCCAAACTTTAAATCTTTGGCTTCTGTTGCTGCGATCTTTAATCCTAAAAGCGCCATTAAGAAGAAAGTTTTATTTGAGCAGTCCATCCTTGACAGAATGAGCGAGAAGCAACATCTTTCAGAATCTAATAATTTGAAATCACTGGATAATCTGACTTACAACTCGTTTATCAAAAAATATAATGAAAAATATGGCAACTTACTTCAAGAACAGAAAGATCTATTAAATCGTTTTATCACAAGCTTTGCAGATGAGGGGTTTGAATTACGACTCTACCTCAATGAAGAATTATTCAGGCTGAAGAGCCTACTTAGTGAAGCGGCAGCAGCCGAACTCGAACCCCTTATTTCGCAAAAAACAAACGAGGTTGTTGAGTATCTTGAGGAATTCCGCCGTCGTGAATTTTCAGATGGAGATCTTAATAAAATCTTAAAAACACAAGAACTCGCTCGGGAGCTAGGGACAAATGATTAAAATTAAGATCGGAGGCCCACACGCAACTGTAGAACTTAATGCGCGCAGAGGCCTCGACGGCTCTTTGCTTATTATGGACCACAGGAAAATCGATATTGCTGTGGTTCCCGATACTATGAAGATAGTAACCTTTCCAAAAACGGTGGCAACCGAAGATGTATATGATTATCAAAACAGGCTTTTTGAACTTTTGGCCGACAAGGGCGTCGTTGATCGTTCTTCCATACAGGGGGGCAATATGTTTCGCTCTTTGGAGGGGGTTATTTTTGAAAATGAGCAAGTGAACTCTTTACAGGCAGCCGTATATGTTATTTCAGAATTTATAAACTACGAAGAGCAGCATGAGGCTGCAGCCGATCAATATGAGAAGGAGCTTGAGGATATGTATACTCACCCCTCTGATCGCGACTCAACAGAATATGGTGAGGTTCCGCAGTATATTGAGAAGGGCTCTATGCGCCCGGGCTACTACTACTACCCACTCAGAAATAGGTATTAATCCATGAGTGAGATGAGGCTCATAATGGAGAACTGGAGATCTTATCGTGAGGAACAGCTTGAAGAGGCATGCCAAGGTTCTGATTGCTTAGGGGAATATTCGGTCGGAGAGTTTTTGGAGGATGTTGGCACGAAAACTGGGCTCCTCGAAAAGTTTTATCGAAAAATGGACGAGTTCCTGCAGAGCGGCGAGTTGGACTCTACCGAGGAGAAGGCCGTAAAAAACGTTATAAAGTATGTAGGAGATAAAGGCATCGGCGTTCTTATCGGCGGGGGTCTCGGGGCCCTATTCGGCACCTTCATAGGAGGAGGCACTACTGCTGGAGCAGGAGCAGCCCCCGGCGCCATAGCCGGCGGAAAAGTCGGCGCCGCTATGGGCGCCGTGGCTGGCGATCTGGTAAAAAAAGGATTAGGTATGATGAATAATTCGATGGAAAAAATGTTCAAGGATGCGCAAGGGGAAGATCCTCCCACAGACCCGCGCGGATGGATTTTAGATTTAAATGATCAGGTGGAAGAACTCGTCAAAGGTGGGGGTAAAGGTTCCCCATTATTTCAATCATTTCTGAAGCAGCTGGTTGCAATCTTTGAAGACGTCGAGGAACGAATTAAAGCCGATCAGGCCGAGCTTCCACTAGATGCCAACGGCGACCCCGATCTCCAAGGACTTCAAGACTTCATGAATCAGCCTCTGGGCCCTAAATATTTAGATTCGACAGCGTCGCAGGAACTTCAAAAATTTATTGCCTCTCACCATGATACAACCGATGTGGTGGCACAACACCCCAACATCAAAGAAAGCAAATAACTATGGAACTATTGCATTTTATTCTTGCCGCATACGGCATGACGTTTATTATTATTCACGGACATATTTTTAATAAGATCCGGCCGGCTTGTAAATCATGGGGAGGCTTCGGTCGATTATTTCATTGCCACCTCTGTATGGGATTCTGGGTTGGTGTCTTTCTTTGGGGCGTAAGTCCGTATACAGAACTATTTAATTTTGATTATACATTCGTGAATGCTTTCATTTGCGGATGTATTAGCGCTGGAACTTCATACTTCTTGAGTATGTTGGTAGAAGATTACGGGATCCGAGTGGTCCATAAAGGAGGTGAGCAATCATGAAAAAATGGATGATCCAACCAGTTCGACGTTGCTGCTCAGGCAGTTGACTACTTTAAAGGAATAATATTATGGCACGCAGAAAAAATGTAAAAAGAATAGACCCAAGATACTTCTTAAACGAGACAGTGAATCGTGGCGAGGAGCTTGACGAATGCGGCGAAATGGATGGCGAAGCAATTGATATTAGCGCCCCAGGCACAGAGGTTCATGTTGATGACATCAGTCAGCTTTCTCCCGAAGAGGCGTTTGCTGCGGGAATGGCCGCGGCCAGAGATGCAATTGACCAAGTCATGGGCGCCCCCGATGGGCCTCCCCCCGAAGAAGCGGAAGCACTGCCGCCCCCTATGGAAGAATAAACGATGCCCCAGCTTCTTCGAG